TCTCTACCCTAACAGGTTGCCTAAAAAGTAGGCAAGAAAGCCAGTCTGGCCCCCGGATGGCGATCTGTCCAATTGCCTGACCCCTCACGGGCAGGCTTACAACAGACAGGATATTCTAATGATTAGTCGGGTGAGTACACTCACCCGAGGAAAAGGTAACGCTTCGGTTATGCAGTAGCATAACCTCCGCTTTAAGTGCCTCGCTTTGCTTGCGCTCGCTCGGAGAGGGGGTGGGTGCAAAAAATGGTAATTGCTGATAAAAAGTTTTGTTGAAACTTTCTTTTTGGTTGTAGTTTCATGGAATTCTTCGGAGTTTCTCCGAGAGAGTTCGTTCGACAGATCGCTCACACAACCAGCACCAGAAAAGCTACCGAATTTCCCCCGTAGGGGAAAAGTTCGGGGTGCCAAGACGTATGTTGGGCGCGCCGTAACATTTTGTTACAATTAGACAGCATAAATACGAGTGCGCCACTTGGGACGCACTCGCTTCGCTCACCATCAGCCGTTAAAGCGGTCTGCCGGGCTCATCTTCTGGATGAGCAGGTCGAGGTACCACTCAATCGCCGCGTCTTTCTGGTACTCATCATCGAGAAACTCAGGACGGGGTCTTGGAATCGTTATTTCAAGTGCACAGGCTTTCTTCAGCGACTCCGGGGCGTCATGGCTGATGATGCTGTACACATGGTACATCACGAGGTCCGTCGGGGGCACAAACCAGCGTGCGTATTTCTTCCGGTACGACTTCTTACGGCAGAAGACCTGAATCTGGTATCCCGATACGGAATAACCAACTAAGGTACCCAGGATCGGGTCTTCATACTCCGTCGTTTCTTTAATCGATCTGCTTCCCTTTAACTTCTCCACAAGCAGGAAACATCGAGACAGAAACCGTCTGATGAGTGTCATGGTTGACCACCTAGGATTGCTTGCGCGCCAAGGTTGGTTGGTATTGTCGTTACTTTCGTTTAAAACTTCACCTTGGCGCATCCGGCTTTCTTAAGGGTGCTGGTTAGCCAGCATAATGACTCATGGTCAATGTGCGGGCCACCAGATAGAGCAGCAATGCCGTTCTTACGCTCGCTACGACCGATGTGTTCTTGTTTTTAGTCGCCATGGTCACGATCTTCTCGGCCATCTCCCGAAGGTCCATCAGAACCGGGTCGGTAGACCGTGACGACATGTAGACACCCTTAAGCCGGCTTAACAAATCGGGCAGGTTCGGATTGCCACGAACATACTGACGATGCTCGTCAAGATAGGCGAACGAGTGCACTAACGTCTCGTTCAGGAGCTTTTCAATCAAACCCCCGCCACTCTTGCGATAGTTATCGGAGATCCAATCGAGGGTCTCCTGAAATACCTTCGGTGGTGCGGTATGCACCAACTTCTCAATGACCGTCACCAACTCAGCACGAATGAACGAGTGCTTATCCGTGACAATTTCGTGCAGATAGCGGGTGTAGGCCGTGAGGTTCTTCGTTTTGTCCTTGAGGATCTTCTCCCCGTCGTGATCGGTCACGCTTGACGAGGTGTTGATCCGCAGGCCGCTGTTGTGGACCTTCAGGAACACATCGTAGATGTTCTTGAGCATGTCACGAATCCGACCCTGCACGTCGTTGAGCAGGTAGATCACCCCTTCATCGTCGTTCATCTTGACGATGGTCTGGTAATGTGGACTGTCCTTGGCGATGATCGCTTCCGCACGCGCCCGAAAGAGCGCTTTCCAGCTGTCGTACTGCTTGATCAAGTACTTGTCACTGAGCGAGGCATAAGTCGCCTCAGCCACCGCCCGATCGGCCGGGTAACGGAAGTGCTGATACAAGCGAGACGTCAGGAACTTGTACTGCAAGATCAACATGACGTCGATCATGCCTTGATGTTTTTGCTCTGGTGTCAACTTCGGGGAAATGAAGAGAGCGTGAGCGAGCCAGGCGCACGACAGGTTCATCGTGTCCGAAGAAACGATCCAGTCTTCGTTCACGGTTGGCAGCGCGAGCAGCTCCGGCTCCAGCACCGTCTCATCCGTGACGAGCACTTCTTCGAACCAACGCATGCGGTCGCCGGGCAAGAACTTCACCGGGTTCACCCCCAACAACTTGCCACCGAAGAATTCGATGTGGTCGCTGTTCTTGGTGACAAAGTTGGCCTCATACAGCCGCAACCGCTTGACGAGATTGGCGTCGACATTCAGTCGTCCGCACTCGCCTTGAAATACTTCGCTAATGGTCTTGTACATGGCACAACAAACCCTTGGAATTTGGAATGGGAAATTCTTTTACACACAATTTGGCTAAGCGACGGCATAAAGCCGGAGAGGTCCCCCTCTCCGGCTGCCCTTACTGGGCTGCTTTGGCAGCGGCGCGCGCTGCGGCGAACTCGTTCAGCGAACGGTAGACTTGACCGCCGTAGCCGACGACAAGCGATTCCATCGCACTGGTGAGCACCTCCACGCGCTCTGCGGGAATCGAGTCTTCCGGCGAATTCGGGCCCGGTTGCACGCCGTCGATGATGAGGACGACTTTCTCATCCGGCTCGTCTGCCAGCTTCTGGGTGACGTTGACGACGTCTTGCGGCGTCACGCCCTGCGCCGACACACCGTAGACGGTCGTGACGATGCCGTCTTGGCGATCGACCGTATCGTGCATGTCTTCGGCCAAGGCCCGCAGCATCAGTTCGTCGTTGGCAGCGCTCTCTTGCGCCACGCCGTCGCCCTCGGCGCCTTTTGCATACACCTTGTTCAGTGCTTCGGTGTACACGTCCGACAACGGACCCGTCATGACGACAGTGTCCTTCTCGCCGCCGGTGGGGTTGGCATCATAGGACTCAAACGCTCGCTTGAATACGCTCATAGGTCTAACTCCTGAAAGGGTACCTACAGAATAGGGGTAAGAGATAAAACTTAGTACCGTCTACGTCCGTAGTAGTAATCGTTACCGGCCCAAGGGGTGTCGCTAAACGTACCCTCGTGCCCCATGTTGGCATACTTCAATTCACTGTAAATCGACTGGTTGGTGCTCAGCGACGAGACGCGCTTATTTTGCTTGCGTGTCTCACGGGCTTGGCGAATCAGTTCGTCCACCGAGAAGAGGTCGTTATCCTCCTGGATCAGCTTGTTCGAGAGCAGGATCAACTCCTGTTCCAGTCGCATGCTGACAAACTCATCGCTTTCTGACGACAGGCGCGTGTAGAGCTTCTCGATTTCGGCTTTGACGCGCTCTTGCTCTTGAGCGGCGTACTCCTCGGCCGGCGTCAGTGGCTTCTTGGCGACAGCCTTCTTCATCACCATGCGCGAGTCAATCCCGTAAAATTGCAGGTTCGTGCCTTGCGAGATGAGCCAGTGGCAAAGCAGCCAGCCAATCACCAAGTCGTCGTGCTGTCCGTCTTGGTGATCAATCCGCCCGTTCTTGGTCACCAAGCCCAGTGTCTGGTTAATCAGCACGTTGTCGTACATGCGGTTACCAGCCAACTTGAGCGCATTGTTCAGCGTCGTCGAGTAAAGTTCCGTCCGGGAGGTGAGACCCGAACCCGAGGTGGCAAAACCGAAGTGCTTCTTCAGTTGCGTGTTGATTTCCGCCGGTCGCTGGCGTACATGACAATTGATCAGCTGGTAGCGATCCGGATACTCCAGATGGTCATTGACCACTCGGTTAAACAGACGCTTGAACGGATCTTCACCGTGCTGCGGTAGCATCCAGAGCAGATAGTCGATCAACATCACACCCGTCGAGCGCCGCTCAATGATCGCTGTGATGTTCTTGTACGCCACGAGAATCGAACAGACCCACGCCGCAAACGGCATCAGGTTCGTTTCGTTGTACGTCCCACAGGCAATCGTCGCCCCATCTTCCACGTCCACAATGATCAGCGAGATGTCGTCACCCCCTGACGCATCGGACGTATCCATGCCCAGCACAAACTTACCCGTCTTCAGACGCTGCTCGATCGTATTCTCCGGAATGTACCAGCGCGTGATGTAGCCATCGGGCTTGCTGATGTCGGTGTAATCTTCCCCTCGGTAGGAGTCGCGGATCATCTGCGCTACTTGCACTGAGAACGGGGACGAGGCCGTACCCGAAGTCCACAGGTTAAAGTAGTCGCGCGAGGCGTTATCGCCCTCGGCCTTCACTGACTGCATTGCCTTGTAAAGCCATTCATCGGTCTTACCGAGTTGGCGGTGGTTAAACGTCGCGTTGATCTGGAATACGTCGTTGCGCGAGTTCTTGCGCACGATCGCTTCGAATTCCTGCTGGTTCTGGCAGTCGAAGAACTTCTCGGTCCACACCGCCGACTCCTCGACGATGTTGTAGATGTACGCACCTTCGCGCTCGTCCTTTTTACCGGCCGTCGTCGTCAGGATGGTACCGTAGGGTGCCCCAGCCTTTTCGGCGGCCTCACGGGCCGCTGTGGTGGCTGCCAGAGCCGCCTGCAAGGCGATATGGATGTTCACTTGGAAGGGACCTTCGTCAATCTGGAAGATCGCCGACGTCAAACCCCGACCCATGTTGTTGGCGCGCTTCGGTGACGCTTGCGGTACGTGCGTGGAATAGATGTTGCCCAGCCGGTGCACGGTCACTTCTTCCGTGTTGTTCGCATCGTCTCGCGTTCGCTGATCCAGATAGCGCGGCAACTCCTCCATGATGTCCTTCATGCGGCGGATGTTCCCCCGGCGCAGGTCATCGTCCTTCGTGAGCAAGTTGATTTTCGTCTTGACGCACATGATCTCCAAGAGGAGTACCATCAGCAAGTCCGAGGAGAGCGATTTACCGGTCTGCCGGATCTGAATCAGGATGATCATCGCGTGCGTGAAGAAACACCACCACAGCGCAATGTTGCCCCGGTTGGCATCCACACTCACCGGTTCTGGTGTCGCTTGTGCCGGCACACGTGCCACTTCACGAAAGAAGTACCACGGATTGATCTTGCACTCCATTGCGACCATACCCATCTGTTCCATCGTCAAATTCGGATCGAACGGATCGACATACCGCAACTCGGGATTGACCAGCGCCAGAATGAACGCGTGGTTCTTGATCCCCATCGCCTTATAGACGGAGGCTTGTCGCACAAAGCTCCGGTTGCGCGTCTCGTAGTGGATCGTCGCGGTCGGATACTTGAGCCAGTCTTCGTAGAACAAAATCATAACTACCTCATCTTTTAAAATCCTCTCTAAAAAAGAGGAGTCATATCGGTCATAAAAAATACTCCTTCCTCTCCACCCGGTACTTTGGGCGGAAAGGAAAGGAGTAGACCGAAACGACTTAGTTTTGTTGCCAGCAGGGCGTGCCGACCACAGCGAGTTGCAGGTCGTTGTCCACCGTGCGATGGATGAACTTGATGAACAGCGTCGAGCTGTTCGGCACTGCTTGGTTGACCGTGAGGTCCTGATTCCATTGCGAAATCGGGAACTCGACGACCGTGTCGCCGATGAGCAACTGGAAGTGCGTCGGATCGGGTGCCTGTGCTTCCTGCGCCGGATCGAAGAGCGGCTGGCTGGCCCAGTACATCCGGGTAAGCCAAGTCGACAGATCCGTTTCGCCATTGCCGAGGTTGACCTTCCAGAGGTTCTGGTTGATAAACCACGTGTTGGCGTGCAGGTTGCCCGCACCAAACTCGGGCGACTGACCCGGCGTGAACGCGATCGTCCAGTTGGTGGTGCGCTCGGTGCCTTGGTTGAGCAGCGAAATGGCGATCGTCTGCGTGAACAGGAAGTTCTTGAACGTCCCGTTGACATCTTGCAGGTTGATCTGCACTTGCAGCTTTTGCTGGACACCGTACGCGATCGGGTTGAGCGCATTCAGGTACGTGATGTACGGCGTGACACGGTACCACGTCGAGCGGTCCAGATTCAGCAAGAACCATTCGAGGCGATAGCCATTGATCGGATCGATCCAGATCGGGTACGCAAAGAGCTTCACCGTGTACTGACCATCCGGTTCGTCCGTGATCGCCTTGTAGCCTTGCATCATGAAGCGACCTTCGTTCACCGACGTACCGTACGCGATCTCGCCTTGCGACAGTGCGTACTTGAGCGCCAAGTCGAGTTCCTGACCGACGACCGTGGCCACGAACCCGGTGTTCAGGCCGAAGATCGTGAACTTGGTGCCATCGACCGGCAACTCGATCGAGGAGCCATCCGAGTAGTTCACCACCCCCATCAGGTTCAGCCCGTTGAGCGGTACATTCAGCGGGTACTTGATGAGCGTCGGATCGGCCGACGAGAGGAACGGCGAACGCAGGCTGATGCCCGTGACATACTTCACGCCATCGTTCGGGGCCCGGATAAAGCCCGTGTTCTGCACGACCAGCTGTTGCTTCGAGATCACCTTGGCGGTGTCCGAGAAGAAGATCGCCGTGACGATCTCGCCGTCTTGCAGATCCTCGGTCGTATTGAACGGCACCGCGACCTTACAGGTTCCCAGCAGGGCACCCGTATTCGGATCGTAAAACGGCTGTTCTTCGAGCGGCACGAGCTGTCCGAGCAGCGTACCCGACTGGTCGTACATCGCGCTGATGATCTTGCCGGTATTATCCAGCGTGGAGCCTTTGACCACCATGCAGTTACGCGCTGCCGAACCGAGCACGTACAGACGCCCTTCGAGGGCGGCCGAGAACGGCTTAGTCGACTTGTCGATGTACATGATCATCGTGTTGGGCGTGGGGCCAGGACCCGGACCCAGCAGACGATCGATGTCGGTGATCGTGCCATCGGGGATGGTGGCTTTCACCTGTTCGAAGGTCGGCGCAAACGTGATCGGGTCGAGCGACATCACGCGATACCACTGGTACGTTTGCAGGTCGATCGCCAGATCGTCCACGTTCGGGACGTACTTGCCGGAGCCAATCGTAGCGGGACCCTGCCAGAGCTGGGCCATGTTCCACTGCGCCCAGCGCGCATCCGGCTGGTAAATCGGCGCGACCCCGTCGGTGCCAGGTGGCGGCGTCAGGGTGATAGGGTTGGACATTCAGATTTCTCCAGGGTTATGCAATCTGAGCGATGTTGATAAAGTGCGACAAGTTCGTCCGGTTATGCAGGAACACTGCGTTCACCCGCGAGAGGAACTTGTAGATGTAGATCGACACCTGCTGCACGTCTTGGTACGGGTGCGGCTGCACGTTCATGTAGTTCGGGTCCGCCAGCGTCGCATCTTGCGTCTGGTCGAACGCGAGCAACCACGTGTACGGCTGGCATGTGGTGAGTACATCCTGATCGCTGTATGCGCCCGTCAGATACGCCGGGGCCAACACACCACTCAGGAGGTCCGCCATGATGCGCGAGAGGAACGGCGAATACACCGGCCACTGCTCACTGATCACGTTGGGGGTACCCGGATCGCTCTCCGGCAACTTCGCCGTGAGGTAATCCGACACCGCCTTATCGATGACTTGTGACTTTGCCCGCAACGAGTACGTGTCGTCCCCCGTCAATCCCTGCAAAGGCACAATAATGTCACGAACTTGATAAGGCTCTCCGTTTCGAGCATCAGGTACCGTAACACCCGCATCCTTCTCAGCGAAGAGCAGCTCACTGCGGTCATACGTGCGACCCCCCACTTGAATCGACAGCACCTTGTCGTCCCGAATGTCAAACTTGTTATTGTTCGACAACCGGCCCCACTCGATGAACCCCACATCGTCAAACTGCTGACGTGAGAAGTCCGCATTGCAAAAGCCGGTGAACCGCACCACGATGTCTTGCGGATCGGTCTTGACGTTCTTCAGGTACTGTTTGTTGGTGATCACCACCTGCGGGAACTGGACGATGTAGTCAATTCCCTCCACGAGCTTGTTGTCGTTCAGCCAGATGTCCAGCTCACCGAGCGGAATCTCCATGATGATATTGCTGATCTGGAGATTGCGCAGCACCGACTGCGTGAGGTTAAACTGCAAGACCCCCCGATCCATCGGCAACGAGATCTCGTAGGCCAAATGCTTGCGATCGCCACGCACGAGCGTGTAGACCTTGGCTGGATCCGTCGCAAAGAAGATGGTGCTGTTTTGGATCATGTACGCGCTGGTGCCCGTCACATCCGTCCACTTGTAAGTGGGTTTCAGTGTCACCGGATCGATCGGGCAAGTGTAGACCCGGTAGTTTGCCCCCGGCGCAATCGGTACCGTCTGGTGACCGTACACTTCGTCGAGGAACGCTCCGCCGATCCCCGCAATCATCTCCACCATCGCGCAAAACGAGGTCGAGGTCGGGTACTGGGTGCCGTACGGATGCTGGAAGAAGCCGATCAGATTCCCGTTCGCATCGAACTCGTAGGCCGTCGACCCATTGGTCATGCCATACGGAATGTCAGCAACCGTCTGGCCAGACTCCACGTACGTCATCGACGGCGTCATGCCGATCACTTGCGAGAGCGCGTTATAACCCAAACAGTCCTGCGCGAGCTTGTTGGTGATGTCCGGCAAATTGGCCCGCATAACGGCCGTATAAGCCGAAGCCTCCAGCGTCGCTGCTTGCCAGTACACCATGTTCGCATCGGTGCCGACCATCGCCCGTACAATCTCCGCATCGGGCATCTTGTACAGCTCATGGATGCGGTTGTTCTCGAACACGAGCTTGCGGTTCCACCCACTTTTGCGCACATGCAAGCGCAGCATCAGCTTGGACATGTCGCCGCCCCACTGCGGCTGCTGCTGCACGTAGGTCGCCACCAGTTGCGTCGGAATCGAGTAGTCCTTGTGCGTGACCATACGCATCGCGTCCGGGCGGTTGCGATGGTAATAGAGTCCCGTCCAGCGACCTTGGGTGTCTCCCGGCGCCCTTACGAATACATCAATGTCGTCCTGGTAGTTGATCTGACCGTCACCTGCTCCCGCGTAGTGAAGAAGGAATTTGTAGACGGAATCCAGACTACTTGTAAAAGTCGGCAAAGCGCCAATGCTGAAATCGAGGACTTGATAAATCGAGCTGTCATAGATGTATTCCACCACGTCGCCAACTTTGGCGGTGAAAAGATCGATCCCTGAAACCCGATAGCCGTTGACGAAAGCGTACACTTCCCCCTTCGGAATTGCCCCACTGGCGATCTGGGCTTGGATCGCGTTGTAGCCATTTTGCATGGCCAAAATTGCATTGGTGTTCAGGCAGGTCTGCCCCACCACGGACACGAAGTCCGCAATCTTCGAGGACGCCGCACTGTTGTAGTAGGCGTTGCGGTAAAAGCGCAGGAAGATCGGTTCGGTGTCCAGATTCACCGGGATGGTCGGTTGCTTCTTGACCGCGATGATGAGCGTCTTGTCATTGGTCACCATGTAGTACGTTTCGTACCGGGGCATTTGCACCCCACTGGCGGCGTAGATGTCGACGATCAGGTTATTGGCGTTACACGCTTCGGTCATCGTGACCCAGCGCCGCTCGATGCCCAACAGCCCGAGCAGTTCGGGGTTCAGACCACCGACCTGATAAACATGAAAGCGCACCCCCATTTGCGGCAGCGCAATCCTGCGCCACTGCACGGCAACCGTGTTCCAGACTCCACCGAGCGGTGTGATCCGTGCAGGCTGCACGATCGACTGCATGTCCTGACCAGGTGTGCACCAAATGTTTTTCTGTACGTAATCAACGATGAAGTCGAACATGAAAATCCTTGGTGAAAAAATAAACACGAGGCCACCCCACTGAGTCCTTAAAGGAGTCAATGGGGCAGGACCTCGTGCTCGACGTTACGAGTGGGCAGCTTGCAGCGTCACGGACAGCGCACGCACGAACGTCTGACCCTTGTCGCGTCGATCCAGACGCTCCAGCAGTTTCGTGATGTAGCTGTTCTTGTAGGAACGATCGTTCGCTGCCGTGGCGACGATCGCCAGCCAGGTCGGCGGATGTTCCAGGGCCACTGCCAGCACTTCCTTGGCATTGCCGCCGGCGCCGTACCAGGTACCCCCCAGCAGGGCGATCAGCAGGCCGTCGGTGAGATCCTTCAGCCGCACCGATTCGGTGACTTCACTTGCCACCGCACAGAACTCGGTGATGCTCGCGAGCGGTTGCTCGAACCGCTCGACCACGTCCATCACCAGCGAACCGTTGATGCCGGTGGCCTTGATGACCGCTGCGGCATGCTTGTGTTTTTCGGTGCTGCTAAAGGGGTGTTGTTCCATGAACAACGAATAGTAATAGAACGCTGCGAGAATTTGCAGGTTCGTTTGTTCCTTCGGATTGAGGTCAAAGCGCCGTGCCACGTTCTCGCTGATCCAGCTGGCGAACATGCGCATACCCAGCGGATTGACGTTCAGCAGCAGCTTGGGTGCTTCCTTGGTCCACACCTGGTTGATCTTGCCGCGCAGCACGGTGAACGCGAAGTCCCCTTTGTTGCGCACGACGAATTGACCTTGGTGCGGATCATACTTGCCGAAGGCCCGTACATCCACCACCACATCGCCCGCCAGGTCCTTGCTCTTGAGCACGACCGGGTGAGCAAACGCAGGTACCGCATCCGCTACGGCGGCACCGCCTGCGAGCATGCGGGCCCCGGACTCGGGGATCGGTTGCAGATGACCGGTGTGCAGGACGGCTTCGATTCCGTGCTCGATCCGGTCCATCACAAAGCCGCTGCATGCCAGCGTATCGTAAGCACTTCGAAAAATGGTCATCGCGACACTTCCTTCATGGAGATTGACTAGCTGAGCAACACACCCAGCATCATAGATTCAGTACCTTTGCGTTGGCATAAATTTTCATTTTATAGGAATTACCCCGGGGGAGCAGGTATGTTCATCACGGGATAATTTCAAATAAGTATGATGCTCGCCATCGCCTTCGAAACTATACCATTAACTTCAGGATCAATCATGCCGGCACAGATCTTCAATGCCGCACCGATGACCATCTTGCAGGGCATCAATGATGTCTCCACGCGAGCCCCGGTTATCGTGCCCGAGGAGCTTCCGAGCCACCTCCCCCTGGTGTTCATCTACGCGAAGAAAGGCCCGCTGGATGGTCAGATCGCGGTGGGTGACGCCCTCACTCAGCTGTACGGTGACGACACGTTCGACGAGCGCAGCGCCTACGCTACGCACGGCACCGTTCTGCTCAACGAATTGAACCGTCAAGCGAACAGCTCGATGGTCTTCCGTCTCAAGCCGGCCGATGCACCGAAGCCGGCTGCCGTGCGCCTGTCGCTCGACGTGCTCGGTCCGATCAACGTGCCGACCTACAAGCGCAACAGCGACGGTTCGTACCAGCTCGATGCGACCACGGGCAAACCGGTTCCGACCGGCCAGAGCGTGCAAGGCTACCAGGTCAAGTGGGTGGCCGACCCGATCGGTGTCGACGCCGACGGCAACGACCTGTTCGGCCAAGGCACCCAAATCGCGGGTGACCAGACCGACACCGCATCGGCCACGCAGTCCAAGAAGTACCCGATCCTCGATTGGGAAGTCTCGTCGTTCGGCGCAGACGGCAACAACCAGGCTGTGCGTCTGTGGGCCCCGACCATCAAGTCGAGCACCCCGATCGACTCGCGCATCCTCACGCAACTGAAGGCATACCCGTTCCGGGCTGCTTTCGCCTCGCGCGCCGATGCGTTCAGCTCGGCCAAGGTCGTGCCGACGATCGCAGGGTCCCAGTACATCGACTTCGACTTCGTGCCGGGTTCGCTGTTCAAGCCGACCAACAGCCAGCTCTACGCGGGTCAAGCGATCCTGCCGCCGTATCAGGACATCAACAACCCCAACGGCAACCCGAACACCTACGGGCCGTTCGGTCGTCTCGCGGTCTACCAGACCGAGATCGACACGCTGGTGGGTGAGTTCTACGCGGCCGAAAAGCCGCTCATCGACCAGTTCTCGGACTTCACGGGCACCGGCGCTGAGCAGTACCTGTTCAACTTCGTCTCGGGCGTGTCGTCCCAAGGTGTGCCGTACCAGTCGTTCGTGTTCAACAACGCGGATGCCAATGCGGTGCGTCTGACGGAAAGCACCAACATCTATGCCCTCGGCGGCGGCGATGGCACGATGGGTGAGCAAAACTACGACGCGGCCGTGATGGCTGCGATCGCGGACTACGCGAACCCGCTGTCGAACCTGATGGACATGGCGAAGTATCCGCAGTCGATCTTCTACGACTCGGGCTTCACGGTCGACACGAAGCTCAAGCTGCCGCAGTTCATCGCGAACCGCAAGGACACGTTCCTAGTGCTCGGCACGCACGACGTGCTCGGGCCGCAGCTCACGGCTGATCAGGAATCGTCGCTCGCGCTCGCGCTGAAGACCGCACTCCAGATGTATCCGGAATCGGACGTGTTCGGTACGCCGGCCGTGCGCGGCATGGTCGTGGGTCGCTCGGGTACGTTCACGGGTTCGAGCTACGGTAAGAAGCTGCCACTCACGATCGAAGTCGCCTCGAAGGCTGCGAAGTACATGGGTGCTGGCAACGGCATCTGGAAGTCGGCCAACAACTTCGACCGCGCCCCGGGTTCGACGGTGAACCTGTTCAGCGACATCAACGTCACGTTCACGCCGGCCACGGTGCGCAACAAGGACTGGGCGAATGGCCTGAACTGGGTGCAGTCCTCGGGTCGCCGTTCGTACTTCTTCCCGGCGCTCAAGACGGTGTGCGAAGACGACACGTCGGTGCTGAACAGCTTCTTCACGGTGCTGATCTGCTGCGACCTGGAGAAGGCGGGCGAAGCGAGCTGGCGCGAGTTCACCGGCACGTCGAGCCTGACCAACGCGCAGCTGGTGGCTGGGGTCAACGACTACATCAACCAGTGGGTGCTGGATCGCGGCAACTACGACAACCGTGTCGTGGTGCAGCCCAACACCTACATCTCGGCGTACGACGAGCAGCGCGGCTACAGCTGGACGACGCAGATCAAGGTCTTCGCGCCGAACATGAAGACGGTGGCGACGATCAGCATCGAGTCCGATCGTCTGTCGGCGCTGCAACAGCAGCAACAAGCGGCCTAATCTCGAAAGGGATGAAGCATGGGCGCACTGCGCTAGTTAGTACCCCTAGCGCAGTGCGTGAAACTTTTCTTTGAGGGATATTGCAATGGGTCGCGTCACAAATGCCATCCTGCAAAATGACCGGTCGTACGCGGCTGGTCATCAGAACCCGATGCTGAACCTCCAGTATGGTGGTCAGATGGGTTACGCACCTGTTCTCGCAGAATGGGTGAACAACCAGCAATACGTGCGCCACAACGTCATTCCGTTGCTGGTCGAAGCGCCGCGCGGCTTCAAGCTGCTGCCCAACGGCGACGACTACATCGCGACGCTGCGCGCGCTCGTCGAGCTGCATCCGATCTCCATCACGGGCCTCAATGCGGGTCTGACGGTGGAAGTCGCCGAAACGCCGGTGGGTGGTGCTGGTCAGCGCCAGCAAGATCCGACCGACGTGAAGGAAGAAGTATCGAACGTCACGTTCCGCTTCAACGAGAAGTATGGCATGCCGGTGGCGGCCTTCTTCCGTGCGTGGATCACGAACCTGATCATGGACCCGAACAGCAAGTTCGCGAACATCGCCACCGCTGGCAATGCTCCGACGGACATGCTGGCGGACATGTACGCCGCGACGATGCTGTTCATCGAGCCGGATCCGACCCACACCAAGGTCGTCAAGTCGTGGCTCGGCACGAACATGTACCCGCAAGGTACGGGTGAAATCGTCGGTTCGCGTGACCTGACGGCCGCTGGTGAAACGTCGACGTACGACATCAACTTCACCGGCATCTACCAGTTCGGTCTGGGCGTGGACGTGTTCGCGCAGAAGATCCTGGACGGCATCAACATCAACGGTGCCAACCCGCAGAACCGTCCGGCTTTCGTCGACGCCATCAGCGCCGACGTGCTGGCTGCTCAGCGCGGTTACCAGCAGGGTGTGGAGACCCTGGGCGCGAACTCGATCAAGGTCTGATCCTGAGCGGTCTCGTTTCGAGGGCATAGAGAGAGGGCCGCAAGGCCCTCTCTCATTTATGCCGTCAATTTTTCAAAGTTGGGGTTGTCACGGGTCAACTCCCCCATGTACTGAAATGGGATGCCAGCCTTGGTGAACCAGTTCTTGAGCATCTCAATGAAGAGGGTGCGATGGCAGAACGAGCCAGTCTGGCAGTAGCAGGCGTAAGCGACGTTCGTCTTGGTGAGCAGTTCATTCCACTCAGCCCGGTTGGTGACAAACGTTTTGCGCATCTTGGCAAGATACAGTTCGGTGTACTCCGTCGGACTGATCTCACCCGCCTTGTATTTCTTGACCTTCGAGAAGTCCGGTGCAAAGCACTGGTGCCCACTCATGGCCGTGATGTTAAAGACTTCGATCCCCGCTTCCCGGGCGAGGCGCCATTGCGCTAACTGCATGGTCCAGATTCGCAACATGGTCAAAATGGCCAAAAAAAGAAGGGTTCGATTCCCAGTCAAGGGAATAAGGCAGGAAACATCCACCCTATACAAAGAGTGGATGTTTCCTTGGGATGCGCCTTCGAAACGCGTACCATTAACCGTCATAGACGGCTTGCCAGTGTCTGGCGTCTCGCTCCCAACGTTTGACGTCACGAGCAAGTTGCTTTAACTGGACTTCGTCGACGAGTCACTTGTCGCCGAATGCCTTCGTCGCTTCTTCCGACAGCAGCGCCTTGACTTGCGCGAGCGTGCCGCGATTGCCGGCCGCGTACTTGTCGACCGAGATCGTCGAGGCACCGTACTTCGTCTTCATCGCGTTGCCGCCTTCGCCCGGCGTGCGGTCCGGCACCTGGCGCGAACGGTCGAACGTGAAGTTGAACGTGTCCTTGCCGACGGTCGGCATTTCGAACGTCACACGGCGCAGTTCCGGATCGGCTTGCATCGCCTTGATGCCGAGGCGGCCGACGGCGTGGTGCGTCGCCGACAGGATGTCCGTTTCGACGGCCTGGACCTTTTCGAGCGTCTCGACGGGAATGTCGTTGCGCGCCATGATGTCGGCATAGATGTGCTTGCCTTCCTTCTGGGTGATCGTGGCCGAGTCACCGCTGCGCGCGCCGAGTTCCAGATCCGCTTCGATGTTCTTCGACAGGTCCAGGTGGTCTTGTTTCAGTTCCGACATGATGCTTTCCTTTGAGTTTGTACGACAGGTTGGATGAGATTGGATCCTTGAGCTGGATCACATTGTACTGCAATGCGCGAATTTTTTACTTCTGGGCATTGCCCGTTGCCGGGCGCTTCCCATACAGTCGCGAGGTACCAGTGCGACGTTCCGTGGTAGCCGGACGCGACTGGGTGGTACCCGTGCCTTGCGGACGGGAATTCGTGGCCGCCACAACGGCGATTTCGTCCTTCTTGAAACCGCCGACGGGGTGGGTGTTCAGTCTGCGCTGGTGGTCGTCGTAGCTCGACGAGGACGGCTGGTACGGCTTGGCCTCGGGCTTGCGCTTGTCGACGATGCGCGGGGTGTTGGCGAATTCGGTCTTGTACGGCTTGCTGATGTGCTGGTTGCCCGAGCGGTTGCGCTCAGGTTCAGCCGGCACTTGTGGCGTCGGGAGGTACTCCTCCACGCGACAGCGCTTCAGAGCGTGTTTGGAAATGAGCCTAGCCCGCACTATGGGCTGGCCTGCGGCGATCGCTTGGCGGACCGTTTCGCGGCCCAGAAGCACCATGTGTTTGCCTTCCCACTTGTGGACGACTACTTCACGGTGATGCAGCTCGCCTTGATCGGGCAGCAAGACGGCGGCGAACCGCGAATCGTCTTGCGGATAAAACTCGTCGATCTTCACTTCGACTTTCGGCGCTTGGCTGGCGATGCGTTGCACCAGATCCAAGTAGTGGGTGGAGTTGCCCGCAATCAATTGCACTCGCACTTGATCTTCCATTGTCTTCTATCTCACGGCAGTTGGGTGAACGTCCTGAAACCCCAGAGAAGGTTCAGGCTATAGCCTTAAGCAAACGTTTAAATTTTAATGCTTGCCAAAAGCTCAAGATCGTGATATGTAGCTGAGAAAATCTAGAATCGACGGCATAGGGCCCCGAGGTTTCCCCCGGGGCAATGCCTTACCAGCGGGTAAATGCCGGCCGCTCTTGGCGTGACACGTTCCAGCCCATCGAGGTGAAGAGTTCGTCTGCCGTCAGGCGTACCGACTCCATCGCGACTTCCGGCACCATCGACGAGGGCGAGAGCGCGCGCTCCAGCTCATTACGGCTGATGGTGGTTTCGTGGAAGGATTCGAGTGCAGGGGCCTTGTACTTCTCGGCCACCGACATACCCGGCTCCAGCACGTAGTCGAAAGTCACGATCGTCTTGAGGATCCGCTTTTTGATCCCACCTTCACGACGATCGTCAGTAAAGGCACGAATCGAGAAGCAGACGTTCTCGCACTTGTTGTCGATCGAGTCTTGCAGGTAACGCGCCATCGGGCCCGAGGGCTTCACCCAGGCCATGATGGCGATGACGGGCTTGCCGTCCGCGCCCTTGACCTTATCGAACTCCAACCACACTTCCCGGATGTGGTGGCTGATGTTGGCCTCATAGACCGTCATCACACGACGAGCAAAGTCGTCCGGCTTCATCCCCACTTCCATCTTGGGGTGGCCGTACTCGCCCTTCAGCACGCCGCGTTGCACGCGCCGCATGAAGTGGCTCGACCCCTCGAACAGACGCTTGGCCTGCTCGTAGTCGTAAAACTCCCCAGCCGAGTTGTACATCCCCAGCGCGCCGATGACCATCGGGTAGTAGCCGTCGCCATCCGGCTTCAGCATCCCTGCCTTGTTGGTCCCGACGAGGGAGGTGCAGCCAAAGCGCACCGAGTTAAAACTACTCATGATTATCTCCGAAGCAATTCTTCAATCCGCTCCGTCCGGCCTGCCGGCGATACCAGAGCCGACACCAAGGCGTCGTTCCAGTAGCTCCCTGCCAGCTTGTTGACCGTATTCGTTGCCGAGTACTGGACACTGCGCAGCGGGATAATCGCCGGCGGACGCTTTTTCAAGTCGTCCTTGGACTTGACGGTTTGCCGGTAGTACTTGGTCCGGTCCTCGGGGTCGCGAGCGATCATGGATACGATCAACTCCGTCACCTCGTGGTTCGTTCCGATATTCGCACCGGCGTGGTACTTGGCCGTATCGAACAGGTGTCCTAGCTCGGTGTAGCCCATGTACCAAGGCGCCCGCCCCTTCGCGATGATCTCGTCGTAGATGCGAAACGTCAAGGTATCGGTCTTCACCAGCTGCGTCGATGCGATGACGGTGCTGCCTGCCTCGAACGTAAATTCGAAGTACTCGTCATCGCCGACCATGACCTTCAGCGTGCTGGTAGGCTCGATGCGCGTCATGGCATTCACCAAGAGCACACCGTAGTAGCTGTCTTCCACGACGACAGCCGCGATCCCCACAATGTGGGTCTCGATCCCAATCGACGCGAGATTGCGTTCGGCAAATCGCGTCGGAATGTAGATCTTGCAGCCTTTGGTTGTCACCAGCCGATTGTCGTCAAGCTCTTTGAGATAAGCATGGACCTTCTCGGGGTTATGCACCAACTTCTTCGGATCCATACGTTACCTCATTGAGCTTAACCGTTGATCGCCGACACCGTGAACTGTGCGGCCACCCAGTCCGCGACGTACTCGATGGTGGCCACCGTCGCCACTTCGCGCATTTCGAGGTTGGGGTTTTCCTTGGCGATCTTCTCGATGTTGAGCAGGAACGTCTCCGCACCGGTACCATGAAAGCGCGAGCGGCACACGAGCTTCAGGCACACGTTGAAGAGATTGTCGCACTCGGGTTCCTTCAGGCGATCCAGCTCGTCAT